TACCCGACATAGTATTTCTGTCTAAATCTTCTGGTGAATTACTTACAGTAACACGGAAATCATATAAACCTCTGTCTCTTCTAATAGCGTCCAAGATAGGGTTAACTGAATCCAAGAAGTCTTGTCTTACCTTAGCGTCGTTTTGTTCAAACAATAATCTTACCGCCACCGCTGAAATTAACTTACGAGCTTGTAATAACAATCTTCTTACGTTAATTCTGTTAAGTGCTGTGTCAGCAATTTGTAATGTTTTATTACCCCAAATTACAGTTCCAACATCTGAGAAAGTTGCGATAGGGTTAATTCTACCTTGGTACAAAGTATCTCTATCTTCTTGTGTAAGCTTCTTACGTGCTTTAACAGCATTTACCAAACCTCTTGTGTAACCCGCAGTTGCGAACCATGGGAACGAAATGTTATCAGTCAACGCTAAGTTTCTACAAACTTCATTTGTTGGTGGTATGTAAATTTGTGTGTTATTTACAGTATCTCTTACCAAAATCCATGGGTAATAAGTTGCTGTGTAGTTAGAATCAATTCCTGTATTATCTAAGTTATTAACCGCTTCTGTTGGGTAGATGAAATCAGCTATATTTGTTACTGGTACAAACATTGCTGTATCAGGTGTTGTACAAATGTAGATTGAATCCGCTCTATCAAATGTTACCATAGAAATTGAATCCTCAACCAAGTTTGAGTTATTAACATAATCAATACCAGGTGTTGCAAATACATTTATGTTAACCGCTTCAGGGTTTGCGAAAGTATTAATACCTAACAAGTATGCGTAGTAGTCAGTATTTGAATAATCTGTAAAGTTACTAATAGCAATTGGTTTGAAAGCTCCCCAACCAGTTGCGTTAGGGTATCTTGTAGTTGGACAAGCTCCCGCTTGGTATCCACTACCACCTAATATAAATCTATCTGTATTTGTTCTACTTTCACTATAAATATCCCAACCATCAAATCCACCTTGTAATAATAATGTGAATTTTCTTGCTTGGATTTGGAAGTATGGATTTGCGGGTGTTTCAGGGTCAGATTGGAATGAAGCAACCCCACAATCAAACGCTGGTGTTCCTGAAGTAGTACCATAAGCAATATTTACAACTGTTGCTCCCGAATCCATGTGGAATCCTTTAGTTACAGTATTCCAAGGTAAAGCATCACCTTCAACACATAAATCAAGAGGTTTTTGTTTACCTTTATATTCAAAGAATAATGGGTCATAACCAATTTGAGATGAAATACCCAAATAAGTACTTCTTACTTTATCACCGCCAGATACCGCTTTGTTATCAAAACCTGTATATGAGAATGGTGGGTTTGTAACAATACCAAATGGTGGGTTGTAAATTACTTCACCTGGGAAGTTGTATGCCACTTTATAAACTGGGAATGGAGAAGTTGCTGAACCGTATGTTCTAATAACATATCCTTCAAAACCACAAGGTACACTTTCAGGATTTGCTTCAGTGTTCATCTCCAACATTATGTACTTAGAATTCAATGAGTATTCTCCATCACTAGTACCAATTTTAACACCAACATAGTTATTGTTTGTTGGGTCCATAGTACAATTTGTGTATTTTTCTATAACAACAGGATTAGCATCTGTATCAAAGAAATCACGAACCGCAATGTCAAAACTTAAGTTGTTAAATGAAATATTTTGGATTGAAATTTTAATTTGAGTGTTTGCGCTATTACCATCAGCAATTGAATAAAACTTAAACAATCTTTCAACTGTAGAACCATTAAGTTCAGATACAACCCACGGTGATTCAGGTGATTGGTATTGTTCCAAGTAGTTAGCAATTGTACCTGTAGTTACAGGGTTTCTTAAACCTGGTAAACTAATTAACGATGAGTTAATACCTCTGATGTAACCTTTGTTATAACCATAAGTCAACATTGTTTGGAATTGTTCTTCAACAAACAATGGTGTTTCAACTCTATTTTTACCGAAGTTAGAAATACCAAATACTTTTGTAATATAATTTGTGTCGTTACTATTCATAGACGCAACAAACGAGAACGAATCTGGTGTTTCAGCGTTGTCAGTATAACCTGAAATCGCAAATTGTGCGAATGGGTTTTGAGATATTCCTGAATAAGAACCTGAATTATCTATAATAACATCAGTTGTTCCTGTAATTTGATATTGTGGACCATGATAGTCTGATGTAAACAACGAAACACCTCTTGAACGTAAAGTTGCAACAACAACATCATTCCAACCCTCATAAGCTGTACCTGAATATGTATAAGTGTTACCTGTGATAGTTCCTGAATATTTGCCAGAACCTAAATCAGTCATTGCGGATACTACGTTAAAGAAAGAATATCCTGTATAAGTATCTCCTGTTGTAATATCAAAGTTTGCGTAATACCAAGTATCATCACTTGGTGATGTAAAGTCAGCATCATAAACAGAAAGTCCAGACACATTATAAACGTTTGTCTGAGCGGTATATCCTGGTAATAACGAATTATAATCAGATGTTGACACGGTTCCAAAAATGTATGCCGATGCTCCTGAAGTAGTTCCTGAGTTATTAATGATTGTTTGAATTTGATTATATAAATCCGTAGTAATTGTTGATACACCACCATTATATTGTGTGTATGTATTTCCTGTTTGGATTATAGATGGGAATGATGAAGTATATGTAATAGCAGTTCCACCTGTTGTTCCCGTAAAGGTAACAGAGTATGTTGTACCTGTTGATACACTAAGACCCACAGTACTTCCGTCAACATTGGCAATTGTTGTGATTGACCAAGATGAACCCGCATCATAACCTGATAAACCCAATACCCTTGTTACAAACAATTGGTTAGATTGTTGAAGGTACGATTTTGCTATATAAGCCAACTCATATTTTGGGATTTGAGTGTTTACGAATTTTTCGGGGATTGTTCCACCGAAATATGATTCAAAATCATCATAATTTGTGATGAAGATTGGTTCGAAAGCCGGACCTGTTAATGTCTCCCCAACAAGACCAAGAGTGGTTACCCCCACACTTTGAGCTACGAAGCTAAGGTCTCTCTCTGATGTATAGACACCAGGAGATACGAATACTTTATTTGATACTGCCATTTTGTTTTAGTTATTCAGTTTTATTTATTTTATAGATAAATATTAACAGAATTAAGAAAAACTTTACTTTATACTATCTATTTATAATATGGGCAGAATATTTTCTGCCTTTATTCTACCTATGGAAAAGAAAATAAAGAATTTGAAGATATCAATAGAGTCACACGATATTTTAAAGAAATACTGTGATAAACACGGTATTAAGATGTATAGATTTTTGGAAAATTTGATTAAAGAAAAATGTCAAATTAAAAAAGACATTTATGGTGAATCATGAGTGGGGGTTCCCATTTGAGTTTGGTTGTGGTGGAACATCATAATTTACACCAAACAATTTGATTGCATAATTGAATGTTGATGGTAGTGTTGCATCGGGTCTACTTGTAACAACAAGCCTTAAAGTATCGTTAGTATTGACTTGTATTAATGAGACATCACTACCATAATAATCAAAAGTTAATTGTCCTTGTGGTTTTATATACACATCAAAATTGGTAATATTTATTTTTGTTAATAAATTAAAATCACCTGTATAATCAACCATTAAATCAGTTTGTGTTGACCCACTTGGTACAGAAACACTTAAATTATATTCATCAATATTTTCGGGGTATTTCTTTTTCTTAGGTCTTGATGTTTGAACAGATACTTCAAAAGTGTTTAACACACGAGAAACCGCAGGGGCGACTTCAAACTCATCTTCATCCAATAAAAATCCTAACATGGTGAATTCATAATTTTGAATATAAAATCTTCTTCTTTGAACCTCAACAACTGACTCATCAGAAATTGCACCCATAATGATTGGGATATAATGACCATTAATTTGTCTATAGGCTTGTCTTGACGCAAAAGTTTGTATCACATTTTTGTTAAACTCATTTAACTCTCTCATTCTATTACAAACAATTTTAACATTGTAAGTAATATCAACAGGAACTGGTTGTGGAATTTTATAGATATCCAAACCTTTAATGTTTCCATTCCAAGACGGAACGGCTGCGTAAAAATATTCTTTTCTGTTTGGAATATTATACATAATGGCAGGATTGCTTCCGTATTTAACTTCAGGTTGACGAACAACTGTAATAAAAGGTAATGATGGATTACCATTCAAATCTTGGATGTTCCAAGTTTCTGTAAATTGAGCCCAGTTTTGTGTGGTAATAATTAAATCAATCATTGGTATTATACTACCAGCAACCGTTGTTTCCAAATCTTCTTTTACAAAATCTAAGAATCCCCTGTCTAATTCGGGATGCATTAAAGACTTTGGTAAATAAGTTCCATCATACTTAATATCTTCAAGCAATTGTTCTCTACGAGCCAAAAGAATTTTTTCTGGCTTAAGATTAATATTTGGAATAATCTCTTTTCGTTTTCTTGGTAATGCCATTATAATCCCATAAATTCGTTTTCACTTGCAGGTGTTGCAGTGTAAGAAAAGTAAAATCCTTTATATCCACCATAAGTGTGTTTATTGTCATAGTCAGGAATACCTGCGTCCATTATTGAATAATACCTAACTTGGGATTCTGTTATCCAATACCCAATATAATCACCCAATTCAATATCAACTTGTAAATCAGCGAGTTCTTGTTTATAAACGGAAAACTTTAACAAACCAGGTTCATTTTGAATAATTTTACTACTACCCAAAAATTGACTTGCCGCTTCTTCAATCCTAACATAAGCATTAATAGATACGGGTGCTAAAAATTGTATTCCGTTTTGTTGTACCTCACCGTAAACATCATCATTAACTGTTTTTGTTCTATCAACCTTGTAAAGTACAATGGTGAAATTCATATCCCCACCAAGCCATTCACGACCCATAGAAATGTCTAATGAGAAATCTTCCCCACCAAAAAATTTACCTAATCTTGTAATTGGAACGAGTTGTTGTGCCATACTTGATAAATATACATAAATTGATTATCTTTTATTAGATTGGAAAATACTGAAAACACATATAATGTCTCTGTGTTAGAAAGAAGAGCTCTTGATTTATTAGAGACGTATCAGGGTGCCAATAATTACATCATACGTTTGAGACAAAAACAAGTTGATAACAAAAAGTTTTATCCAACTCGTGCTCAAGCCGAGTACATTATAAATTATCACGAAACCGCACCAAAGGTTGCAAAGAAATGGGTGGAACTTGATTCTTATTTTGCCCAAAAAATTGCTAATGACAAATTACTTTCATCTGTACCCACAAAAGTATATGTTGAAAAACTTTTGGTTGAAAAAGATACCGCCTATCATATT